CAGATCTATCAATTCGTCCGGAATTTCCCAGTCCTTCCGCTCTATCCTCCTGAGGACCGGATGATCAATAATGATATCGATGTCCGTAAGGCCATCACAAAACTGATGAAATTCTTCGATTTCTCGATAGGATATTCCATAGATTTGGCAAAAGAAATCCATGGTGGCTTGAGTAGTTTGAATTATGGGCAACTCTTCATGAACACTCTCCCCTTTGGCTCTGTCAGCGAGAGCTTGGAGCATTTTCTCTCCGTCTGAAAAATTCCTTGCTACAAAGGACAATAAAGAACTCTTGTACCAGTCATCAGCAACGTCTTTTAAATAGCTCTTTGCCAAACAAGCATTCCCTTCGGCACTTACTACTCGCAAGATAGCTTTATAGTAAGGACCAAGAATCGGGACATCACCGGTTAGAAGGTACCGACCAAAAACAGCGCCAAATAACCATTGGTGACGAGCGTTCTTTGTAAAAATAGGTGTCTTGGCCCAGCCGACTTTGGATAGAGCTCGACCGGGAAATGGAACATAATGATATTGAGGTGAGCCATTCACAAGGCATGGGACAAAATAACCAGAACAGAAAGTAGGCGACAATGAATTATAACAGTGCACTTTACAAACGGCCTTAAAACCTAAAAGCAAAAATATTTTTTGTATCTCTTCCTTAAGTTTGTCTCTGTCATAATCCGTGACTTCCCTCCCCAAGTCCACAAAGGTTAAATTGTCATCACCCAAAACTATCATATTAGCTCTTTTAGCACCTATCTTACTAAGGACGTACTCATGCAAAACCGCATTAACAAAAGAGTTTCCTACGGACGTATTAGCATCCCCTGACTTCCGAGTTCCATCGACACGGTATTCTATAACACTCTTCTTATCCTTCTTCCAACAACCTCTTGTTTTTAGTTGTGAAGAAAACAAACCCTCTATTGACTTATAAAGAACATCATTAGGGTCAACTACTCTTTTATAAAAAGATGTTTCCAATTTCAAAGCATCGCAATG